GCAGAGGTTCTTTGACCGGCCAAGAAAAGACCAGAGTTCAAGAACTGGTAATTGAAACACTGGTTTACCCACACTTCTTTGGTGTACACTTTGTCGCCACTGTTGACAGTAACCGACGAGGCAACAGTAAAGCTCGTAGCTGTTTTACTGGTGTAGGCATAAGTATTCGCGCCGATAACAATATTGCCGGCAGCAGGAAACCCGTCCGTAGAAATTACGGGAATGATATTACCGGTGTACGAAGGTAGTACGTTACCGTTTTGGTCCAGTACTAGTACTTCAGTCTGAGAGTCTTTGTATACTGTGATGTTTGTTTCTTCGCCCCAGCTCGACGAAAGAAGCTTGTCACCTGCCAGAAAAGGACTGGCTTGTTGCAGCGTGATGCGGTCTGAGAACACCCCGCCTCGGCCTGAAGTATTGGTGTCATTGTAGTCGGTAGTAGCCAACTTCGAGTTTTTGACGTATAGCACTAACTCGCCGCCGGGCCCACCGATACCAGTGTCGTCAACGTGAACAACCTCAAAGGTGCCGTTGTGTCTACTATGAGACATTTTTTCAATGGTGAGCTGGTCGCCTGCTACTATAGGTGCTGCGCCATCTCTAGCACCATTGGGAGTCTTGAGTGTGTACTTAGTATATCCGGCCCAAGTACCGGATACTTGATACTCTACACCAGAAACTTTGGCCCAGTGAAAGAGTCCACCAGTAAAGGTGTAATAGCCCCGAGTTCTTTTGTTGTTTACCGGTATTGAACTGGCCTCGTAGAAAGCCGGGCCGATGGTCTGAGAAGTCCCAATGCGTTGATTCAGCGATGCAAACCACGTCGGGAGCATAATTGGTGCCGGAGCTTCGCTGGGGACTAGGGCAGAGAAAAGATTGCCGCCCAAGCCCGCTACGATGTGCGCTGTAGTCGGGGAGCGGTATGAGTCCAGGTGAGTGACCCATCCCCGAGTTCCTACTTTTTTCTCATCGCCGTAAGCAGTCTTGTGGTCTAGTCCATAGATGACTAGCTGCGGAATACTGTCAGTGGCGTTATTTGTTACTGAATCTGTTACAGTAATTTCGTTAGTTCTTACTGAACCATACTGGTAATATATGAAAAAGTTTTGGTCATCAGGACCGCCCGGAGTCCAACCCAGCGTCCATTCCTTGGTGACATCATTGTACAAGGAGTTGTTGACTAATACTTCTTCTAGTAGGTTGACGTTGTCGCCGTCTGCTTTTGTCCGGTATACGCTAAAGAAAAGGAAGGGTGATTCAATGTCTGGTATTACTACGGACCTGGTGCTATTGGTGTTTTCAATCGGACCACCGGACTCGATGGCAACAGACCTAGTTTGAGACAACGGAGTTGAGGACAAAATTACTTTGTAGTCAATGGGACTAGAAGTTCCGTTTGTAATTCCTATTGTTACTTCACCGTCGGCGCTATTGACACGAAAGAAATCAGGCTTTACTTGTTCCCAGTTTCCACTAACATTTTGATATAGTTGATAGACAATGTTGTAGTTGTCGAGATTATGGGTTGCTGCTGGTACTGTTATTACGTCAGTGTCATTTGCTGCGATAGTAAAGGTATCGGGCGATTGTGGGAATACATAAGATTGTCCGCCTACTGCGGTTTGGTCTTTGTAGTACAAAAACGTCTGCCGTATACTGCCGGTATTGTTGACGTAATCGGCGGTAATGTCTTTGGTAGTATTGTCGATTGTAATGCTGTCGGGGAAAATAGTCTCGCCAGATAAGTTCACCGTTGAAGTAGAAAGAGCTTGGCCCACAAACATGTCAACACTGTCAATCGCGTGCTCAGTAAAAGGAGCCGTGATGGTGCCAGTGCCGGTGTTGTAGGCTTTGCGGAGGTTGCTAGTCCACGAGGAGTAATATTTGTTGCTGTTGCCGGCAGTAGTAAACGGGCCGGTGCCTGATGCTATATTACTGCTTTTCCCGTACACCATAATGGGGCCGGGGGTCACACGAGTCAGGTCGATGCTAGAATCAAGGGTGAAGGTAACGCTGTCTGGACTGCCATTAGTTTGCGTCAGCTTGAGGACACGTACTGGAATGTTGCCGGCATGAGAGCTGTAGCCCTTGCGCTTTCTAATGCGACTCTCGACGATATCGACATTGACAAGGTCTCGGGCAAAGCCTGCTTTGATTTGATTCTCAGCAGACCTGGCATCGATGCCTCGGTCAAAGGATGGTTCCTCTACGGTCGTAAATTGTAAGGGCATGGTGAGGTTCCTTAGGGAGCAAAGTCACCCTTTTTTCTTGCTGGGTTTCTTGCTTTTTCCAGCTGATTCCAGGGAGATTGCGATGCTCTGGGCCCTAGGGTACCCCTCGGCCATGAGCTTTTTGATATTGCTACTGACTACTTTATCGCTCTTACCTTTTTTCAGTGGCATTGTCTTGTTCTTTCCTATAACTACTTGATATTACTCACCATGCTGGGCTTCGGCACGCCCAATATCCCGCTGTCAGCTTGTCTTTCTTTTCGTCGCAGTTGTGTCTGTCACGAAAAGCTTTGCGTCTTTTGGGGTCGTCTGGGTGATTGGGCATGTCGGCATCGCCGTAGCGAATCAGCTTTTCCTTGTCGCCCACTTTGGCTTTGACGATATAGTCGTGCTCACCGTCGTTGGCTCTACGAGGTTTGTTGGCAGGCATTCGTTCTTTCAAGTCTTTGACGCTAGCCATTACGGATTATCTCCGCCTTTTTGCCTGAGAGGCCAGGCTCTTGCTGTCGTACCAAAGGCTACGCTGCGTTTTTTGATGCGAGCTGTAGGCTCACGTCCAGACCACGTGGTCTTGACTTGCTTCTCGAACTTGTCAAGTACTTGTTCTTCCTCGATGCTGTTGAGTCCTAACTGCCGAGACAATTCTGCTACAGCAAACTGTATGAGAAAGTTCGATGTGGGTGAGGCTAGATACGGGACACAAGTGCCAGTAGCTAGGCAAATGTAATCATCGGACTTGATGCCTACGCCGACAAGACTGGACAAGAGTGGCCGGCCCAGTACTTCAGTACGTCCACCGGTCGGAGTGGTTCTAATATAAATGCGCCCATCGTCTATAGACGCGACTTGAAAGGTTCCGCGAACTTCACCAGTGCGAGAATTGACTACGTTAATGTAGTTTGATAGCTCGTCACTTTCAGTGCTGATGTCGCCGCCTACATTGTCTACAATCAAGTATTGATTACTATCATTGACAACTGTGATGCGGCCTTGGGGCAGTACTAGTTCGTCGGGGTTCTTAACGTACCAGATTCTAATGGAAGAATCGCCGCTGGGAGTAGGAACGACTTTGATACTTCGGCCCACTACAGCGTAGTAATAAGGCTCAGTGGTGTTGGTGCCAGTCTCGTAATTGGCTATGTCGCGGTAGGAGATGCGAATCAAGTCTTGGTAAGTAAAGGTGCCGCTGTAAAGGAGGTCTACTTTGACGACTCTGTCCTCGTACGCGTCTTCGGGAAGGGTGTAGTCTGTGGTGCCTTGGACTAGCGGTATCGTGGTCGAAGTAATGTACGGGTCTGGATACTGCCGGGCGTAAATGTCTACAGCATACTCCAAGGCCCGGTTCAGGGCGGGAAGTATGTCTCTGGCGTCGTCGATGGTGTCACGATTTAGTTCGTCAATTCGTGACCTTACCGAGTCGGCTAGTTCTTTTACTGTGTATAGTTTACGCGCCACGGCTCAAGTCCTAGACCATGTACTCTTCGTCTTCGGACTCTTCTTCGCCTTCGCCTTCACCTTCGAGCTTGCCCATGAGGCCGCGCTTTTTGAGTTCGGCTAGAAGCTCGTCGTCGGAAACATCGGCCAGCATGTCAGGAGCGGGAGCTTCAGGTGCTTCGCCTGTCTCTCCTTCGGTCTCTCCGGCCATCTCACCTTCCATGTCGCCCATCGGGCCCATGTCTAGTTCGTCGGCGCTGATTTCCGCCTTGGGGGGCATCTTTAGTTTCTTTAATTTCATGGTGTTACTTCCCTAGTATGTTGAACAGTGACGCGGCTAGGAATCCCGCCACGGTCAGAATAATGGTGGTGACAATTTTGACGTTGCCCTTGAGCCACTCGATGGAGGCCTCTGCCCGAGAAAGACGTTCCAAGTGATTGTCTAGCTTAGCCTCAACTCGTTCGAGTTTGCGGTCCAAGCCATCGAATCTACTGTCTAAATGTTCTTGGAGTTGTCTCTCGTCCACGGCATGAGGCCCCCGTTGAGAATGGTATGTGCTTAAGGTAACATACTAATCGGGGACTTGTCAAGCCATGACTTGTTGTCCAGGGTGATACGAGCTGCCAGAAGCCAGTGGACTAGCTGGTAGTTCTCGTGACCTCGGACATAGGACGGGGACTCGTAGTCATTTAGGAGCAATGCTGCTGAGATGTGACTGTTGCCGGCTAGGGCCTGAGCCAGAGCATCTCTGTAGTGTACCTTGGAAAGGATTAGTTCAGCAATGTCAGTACCGTAGCTGGGACCTCCGACTTTCTTTTGGATAAGACGAGAAAGCAGGGTAAGGTGCGTGGCGTAATCGGCGTCAGTAGGTCCGTAAAGGACAGGAGAAAATCTCATGGGGTAATTGATTTCTCCGCCGGAAAGAAGATGCAGGCCCCGGGCTATGAGTGCTACGCCATTGGGGCGGAGGTAGACCCGGGCCACAAACCACTCTGGGTAACCCATTATCCAGCTTCGCTCGTAGCCGTATTGCCACAAGGCGTGGAGGGCCGGGACATTTTTTTCTGTTACTAGTCCCAGGATGATGCCTGTTATCATGTCGTTACTGGTAGTGGT